ACCAACAATGGCATCGGCATTCTTCTGAATGTCCTCCGCCATTTTTTCAGCATCACGAATTATGGCGTCAGTCGTTTCTTTCCCGGACTCAACCGCGCCAACAATGGCATCGGCATTCTTCTGAATGTCCTCCGCCATATCTTTGGCATCAGCAATAATTTGGTCAGTGGTCTGCTTGGTTGACTCGACAGCAGAGGCGAGGTTTTCAGCATTATCCCTAATAGCATCAGCCAGCGCGGCAACTTTTTCGCTTTCTTCAAGTGCGCTTTCGAGTATCTCTTTGAACAGGTCAGAATCTTTGATTTCATTCAGGATTGCGTCGGTTATATCAGAAACATCAATACTGGCTTCACCCTGAATCCAGTCTGTGTAACCTGACTGATTTCCGGTTTTATCAACCAATTGAGCACGATACATAAAACGCTGGCCGGACTTTAACCCCATTTGCTGATAGCGACGCTGTGGATATGGAACATCGGCCAGCAAAATAGCATCATCAGCTTTCCCGGTAGCGCTGTACTGAATCTCTGTTTTTAAGGTGTCGCCAGTATTAGCAGGGAATCCCCAGTTCAGCTCTATACCGAAAACAACATTTTGAGAGGCGGTGAATCCAAGTGGTTTTGGTGGGCTGCCCACCTTCCCAGTTAACCCCACCTCTGTGGATGTCGCCCACACAGAACTAATATCACTGGCGTTAATCGCCCTCACTCGAGCGGTATAACGTCCGGAGTAAATACCTTCAACATCAAATCCGAGAGAGTTGATTCGTGGCGTATTGACCCAATCGCCATTGTCTTTGCGCCACTGACATTCATAAGCAATCGCATTATTCGGTGCCAGCCAGGATATCCGCATGGTTTCCACGCTTAACCCCTGAACTACACGGCTGTAACTCTCAATTGATACATCAGTCGGTGGAGCCTGCACGCCGGGCGGAATGGCAGAGATAGGCCTTTCATCAAGTCGAGCCCCTGAATCAATAGCCGCATATTTATCCGGATTGTGGTAAACACCACTAATTGTAAATGTGTTGTCGTCGTTATCTTTAACCGACGTCACGCGATACTGCTGAATAGCAACATCCCGTGCGTCAATACTCCATACCGCCTCAGGCTCAGGCGCCACACTCCAGGCCGTAGATACAGTAATCAACTTCCCATTTACGGCCTGTATAGTGCGGGCCTCTGATTTGCCAGAAGGAAGGTTTACCAGTAGCCGGTCACCTACGGTAGCATCCGGGATGCGATCAAGCGTGATAACGCGACCAGTCACTGAGCTGACACGCCCCCCCATGATCCGACCGGAAAGACTTTGGTCAGCAACATAGATAATCCGTCCAGGCTGCGGGATAAACCCATCAAGCCCCGCATTGAATGTAATTAACCGGTCTTTGGCATTGGTCAGTAATATCCAGCGACCACGGCGGTTAGCTTCCGTTCTGCGGGTGCAACCGATGGCTGTAATTGATGTCTTGCGAACACCATAACGGCGAACCAAATCGGCCTCAAATACAGGCTCTGGTTCATCTGAATAGTGATTATCCGGATCAGAGAACGAAACTATTGCAGTGGAATAACGGTCACGTTCGCTACCACTGGAATATATAAACTTTCCATCAATAACGTTGGCGCGGGTATAGACATAGTTACGTTCATCGTTTGCCGCTGGCATATCAGCAATCGCTACAACTTGGTTGTTTGACCAGTAGGTCATGCCGCGGAAAATTGATGCCAGATCACGCAGAACCGTGAACGCCTCATTCTGGCTCTGAATATAAACATCACACAGAAAGCGAGGTTCGGTCCCCCCTCGCCCGTCAGGCACGAGCTGATCACAGTATTGTGCTATTGGGTAGAGCTCCCACTTATCGATTTGATACGCGGAAATTCTATCGCCCAGACCAAATCGCTCACTCAGTAATATGTCGTAGTAAACCCAGGCAGGGTTGTTTGAGTAAGCCCATTTAAATGAACCATCCCAAGTACCAGAGTAGGTGCGTGATACCGGATCGTAGTTGGATGGAACACGAATAATTCGCCCACGCGCTTTAACACTGATTTGTGGGATGTTATTGAACTGCTTAGCGTCAAACGTTACAAACAGCAGCGCGGTATTTGGATACCGCAACTTGGCGTCGATAATCTCTGAATAGGCCGCGATATTAGTCGTGTCTGTTATCCGGTTTGAGGTGCTATCAGGCGTGGAGCGAGTAACTCTGACTTGCCAGCCGGTATTGGCTTTCGGTAAATCAATGCGATGGCTACGCTCATACAGTGACGTAGTTTTACCGTCAAAGGCACCATTCAGAACAGTAGAATATCCTCCGCCATCTGTTGATAGTTCAATTTTGTAATCAACATGATAACCAACAACATCACCGTCATCTGTCTGGCGCTGCAAAGCTGGAACACCAAGACGAACCCGAACAGCAGACAGCTGTGTATTACTAATCGCCCTGGTCCAAGGCTGGTTAGCTTTCAATGCTGTATTAATGGTGATTTCATTCTCAACCGCTGGCATCCCAGGGATGTAGTCCTGCATCTGAGTGCCCGCACGAAACTCCCAGGTAACACCGGGATAGTTAACGGTGCCATCAGTGGACTCAATCGGGGTGCCATCAAACAAAATATCTTTTGCAGTAATGCCGTCAGCAAATTCCCCCTCACCAAGGCCTATCAGGATTTTTGCTGTTGCGATGGAGTGCAGGGAGTCTGGGGATTCGGTTGGTGTTCGCGCATTACTGCTTCCCCCTTTCCTGCCTTTGATATTTGCCATATTGCATCCATAAAAAAACCACCCGTAGGTGGTTGATTGGAAATGATGGGGACGATTACTGGTCGTTGGTGTAAATACCGGCTGAAAATATTGCACCGCCGATTTCACGTTCGCCGTATAAAAGGCCAACTGGGTTACCCATTGCCGTTGTATTGACAGGACCACCAAATGCGTATGACGGAGTATTCTCCGGGGACTGCCTGGAAGCTAGGCCGGATGCCTGGGGGGATAGCATTTGAACAACACCGCCCAACATCATTGTAACAGCGATATTAAGCATCATATCGCTCGCTGCAATACTGACGCCAGGGGCAAATGCGCCAACAGCAATAAGCGCCACACCGAGAACTATTTGCAGGAAACCCGCTCGCTTACTGCCTGATATTATAGGAGCAATACGGATTTCAGCCCCCCCACATCCGTGCTTTAACTCATCCGGTCCTATGTTCTGCTTTCCCTTGAACACAGCAAATCGAATACCTTGCATATGCGCCGTAGACATATATTGCTCAAAGCCAGGAATGATGACAGAAAGTGCGCGACATGCTTCTGCCGGACTATCTACCACCAGCTTATGAACACGGCCAAACATAGCCCCTAATTTGCCGTAAAGTCGGATAGTTTTAAGTTCATTCATGGCAAATCCTTATGTCTGACGACCTTTATCGTGCGCTCACGAAAATACCCGCCGTAAGGTGTTTTACAGGAAAGTTGGCCATAGAGATGATGAAGCAACTGATTATCTGCAAGTAGAACACCAGCATGATTAACGACACTGGCGCTAACCTGCATCATTACCACGTCACCAGGCCGTGGCTCATCGACTTCTCGGAAACCGGCTAAATACCAATTATCCATGTAGAGATTTTCACCCTGCTCCCACCATAACCGCTCGACGCTGTAGTTATTCAGCTCGATGCCCTGCTGGCGGTGCCAGTCCATAACAAGGGACCAGCAATCAGCATGACCCAGCACAAAAGCACGACCTTCAAGCGGTCGCTCAGTACGCGGCATGATTGTACGAATATCGCCCTCCGGCCAGGAGGCAATTATCCAGGGTATGCCGTGAGCATCACACTGGATCATGTCCAGTTCACTGGGTTGCGTAGTTGCCCCGTCTCCAGGATGTGAATGAACAATAGCTGTTATCGTTCCCCAGTCTTCAGCAGAAGCGAAATCTTCAGGTGATAACTCAAACTGTTGTTCAGGTAGTGCTGTGATATTGCGACAGGGGTAATACTTCTCTACCCTGCCTTTCTGCACTACCAGGCCGCAACATTCACGCGGATATTCAGACTCTGCGTGAGCCAGGATAGCTGTAATCGTTTTATTTCGCATGTTATCTCCGTATCAGCGATGCGCCAGGAACGCCACCAAAATCCAGCTGTTCATCAGGGCCAAATCGAGCCTTACAGTCAGCCAGCAGGCCAGAACATTTATCCTGCGAGGGGTCAGTTACGGGATTGCCTTTGAGGTCAAACATTCGTGAGCCGTTATAAGAGCAGCCATTACCAGTGCGGTACTGATTGCGACATGCCCAGGTACAGATGGCACTGATTTCGCGAGTCGGGATAACCAGTCCCTGCAGATCCATCGGACTGGAGAGTTCAAACTCAATCAATTCACCCGCCGCCTCATTGATCTTTCTATCAATAAAGAAAACCTGCTTAAAACACTGAGAGGCATCAGAAGATGAATTACCGAACGGAAAGTTTCTGGCATCGAGATAGTGAGTAAGCGTATCAATGATGGTTACTTTGGCTTGTGCCATATCATCGAAATGGAGGCAAAGCGCAGTCACCACACCATCAATATTGGCGACCCTCAGGGTAGGTTTAGCTGCCTGTCCATCACTCGATGCCTCCAGCCCTTCGATTTCAAATGGAAATGCACTGTATTCCTCACCATCGAACCAGATTGACTTGGCGGATAGCTTTGACTCATCGCCACCGGCCGAGGTAATTTCCTCTGGTGTATGTGGAATGGTGTTAGCATGAAATCGAAGGACATCTGCGCCGAACGCTGTCCCGTCTACAGAAACAAGCCGTATCTTATTACCCGGCTCCAGCTTTTGAATATCGTTTGTAATCATGCAGAATAAGCCTGTTCAAAATTAGCGCTGACCGTTGCCTGTGTTTTCCCGTTAGGCACCATCCGTATTGATGCGGGATCCACACGGTACAATCCCTTTTCACCGTGCGGTGGGGTCCAGATAAATGACTTGGTACGATGGCGGCGACAGAAATCCCTGATGGATATCGCTGTGGCCAGTGGACCTCTATATGAGTATGGAAATTTAATTTGCTCTGAATTAATCCCATCTTCAGATACTTGACTGTATCCATCACCAAATTGCGCTTTACGGATTGTCTGGTTGTATTCGGTCGCAGGCTGGCCTGCAACCTGTGTAGGCCACATAAAGGTTTCAATTGTCATGGATTACCTTACGAGAATTAACGAGTACGCATTGCGTTAAAAAGCATGCCCCCAGGACGAAGCGCTTTAAGCATGTGATCCTGACAGAACTTATCCAGCATTTTCATCATTGCCTGACTCGTGGCATCAGTGCCGCCAGATGTTTTGGATGTTGCCGTGCCGTCACTCTGAAGAATGATGGTGTTATGAAAAACGGGGCTTCCACCACCAGCATTACCCGCCACCACACCCAGCTTGCCGTTAGCACCTCTTCTGAGAGGCAGGATAGCTTCAGGGCCCGCTTCACCCATCACTCCCCCACCATTAGCAAAGGCAAAGAACGTCGGTTTATCAACAATGCTGCCACTGTATGCGCTGAGTGATGCGGAGTTATAAACACCGCCATTGGCATTGGCTTTTACTCCACCGCCGCCAAACATACCTATGACGCTATTAACTCCGTTCACCAGCTGCATTTTGATAAGTATTTCTGTCAGCATACTAAGGATGCTTTTTGTAAAATCCTTGAAGCTGGCTTTACCCGTAGTCAGAACTGATGTCAGATATGAAGAAACGCCATTTAATGCGCTGGAACTGGCACTTTTCACCTGCTCATAGGTGTTAGTGGCTGCATCAGAGTAATCAGCCCAGCTCTTTTGGGCTCCCGCTTTCCAGTCACCACGCAATTTATCTTCTTCAGCAAAGTAACTTTTTGCCGCATCCAATTGTTGCTTATAGCCCTGATCATCCAGAGAGCCGCCAGCATTCTGCCAGCCACTGCGTAACTGAGCATAAACAGACTCTCTTCCCGACTCTCGATCACTCAAGGTTGAACTGGCTTTTAAAGCAGCCTGTTTCTCAGCCATCTGATTGACATATTTCTGAGAGGAATCATTACGCTTATTGAGCTGTTCCTGGGCAGTAATCTGATCGCCCAGTAAGGCAAGCTGCTCTTTCAGAGCGAGAGTTTGCTGGGAACTTGCCAGTAACGATTGCTCTTTTGCTGATAACTGACGCTTAAGCGGCCCGTCCTGAGCCTGCTGGAGAATGTTGATTTTTGCCTGATAATTCCATAAGTCTTTACGCTGCTGACTGATAACGTCATTAACTGACTTATGCTCTTTCAGGGTCTCAAGTTGCGCCTGCAATGCCAGTAAATCAGCCTGGGCTGAATCTTCAGCCTTAATACCTGCCGGGGGAGTGTAAGCCTTACCCTTTGGTACTACCGGGTCCTTGAACTTATCATTGATATTTTTACGGACGCGAGCTTCATCCTCCTTGCTGATGACTGCCCCTTCTTTGATTTTCCTGGTCAGTGCATCCTGAGCTTTTATCCTTTTCTCTTCATTGCTCAGCGTGTCTTTTATGAGTTCATTTACGTCTTGCTGAGCGGCGATACTTTTCTGCTGTTTAGACTCATAATCACTAATTGAACTGTTAAGGACATCCTGTGTGACTTTTTCACTAATCAGGCTCTCTAAGCGCTCTTTTGCAACATCACGAGCCTTCGTTTCACGCCTCAGCTCATCAGACTTCCAGTTTCCATACGGCCCCGCGTTTTCTGTTTGTCCTTTTTGCTTTTTTGCCAGATTTGTTTCTGCGCGATCCAATTCAGCGGTCGCGTCGAGAATTCTTTGCTCGATGGAGACTTCACGCCCGATGTCCAGCATCGAATCCCAGGCTCCTTTAGCGGCATCACCCAGCCATTTCCATGCTTTCTGGAGAGTACCGAGGCTTTCCTGAATCTGTTCAGAGCGCTGCTTCATCGTGGCAGCATAGCTTTCCGTGGCAATCCGGGCGGCTTCCTGCTGATTACCTTCGTCCTGCAATGCTTTGACCTGGTTATAGGTTGCCAGTGTCAGGAAGCGGTATTTATCATTAAGTTCAGATATCGCCGCTACCGGGTTCTTCGCTATTCTTTCGAACTCGGATACTAAACTATCAATAGATTCGCCCGTCGCATCGTTCATCGCTACAACAGACTCAGTGACAGACTGCAAAGCACTTTTGGCTATTTTCCCGCCAGAGACAACCCGATTCAGTGCTTCAGCGGCTACCGCCGTAGGGTTACTAGTGCTTTCAGCAACCATCCTTGCCATATCAGCAAGCTGTCCGGAGGTCATGCCCGCCTGGTTGCCCGTCATAATCAGCGATTTACTGAACTCGTACTGCTCTTTACTCCCCTTGTACCATGCGTAAGTCAGCGTCCCGACAACGGCAGCCAGCGCAAGAATACCCACCTTTGTCGGAGACAGGATGGATGATAATTTACCGGCATTTTCCGCATTTTCAGCTAAACCATTCGCACTATCAGACAGAGAGTCACTGGCCTCGTCGCTCGCATCGCTGACGCCAAAAAGCCTCTCTCTTATGATTTCAAAAATGTTTCCGACGCCACCAAATGAGTCAGATATCTGACCGCCTTGTTGCATCAGTATCAGCCACAACGGCATGCCACCAGCAATCGAGGTGGCAATATCCGTAAACTGTGCGGGGAGCATCCTCATCGCCTGCTTGTATTGCCCGGCAGATATCGCACCCGTTTTCCAGGCGCTTTCCTGTTCACGAAGCTTGGCAATGAAAGGTGCTGACTGGGCAGATACACCCATTTGCGCAGCTTTTAATTCCAGCAGTTCTAATTGCGTTTTTCCTATTGCATCCGTCTGACTTTTCAGCGAATCAATAAAGCTTTTTTGCGCAGCCTCGGTTCTTTTTGCCTCTGCTGCGGCCTGTCTGTCAGCAGCCGCTTTTTCACGGGCAGCTTGTGCTGCCAGTTTGTTTTGCGCCGCTTCATTCTCTAACGCAAATTCCATTTGCCTTATCTGAGCAATTAAAGGCGCTGCTTCTGAAGAAGCACCGTTAAGCGCTGCCTGGTATTCGAGAATGTCAGATTTGGATGCCTTGAATGTTGCGGCCTGTTGAGTCAGAGACTGTATAAAGTTATTCTTTGCCTGCGTCGCTTTATGGGTTTCTGCGGTAGACTTTTCTTCTTCACGCCTGAGTTCTATCTCCCGGGCGGTTGTCCGACTGACTAACGCCAGATAATCCTGCTGGCTGATGTTCCCCTCAGTTCGCGCATGCCGAAGCTGGGCCTGGATAGCGGTTAATGATTGCGTTTCGCCGGATAGTCGGTTAACAGCATCAATTTGCTGGAAAAAAGCCTCAGTCGCGGCATCTTGCTGTCTCGCATTTTCTGCCGACTTAGCCTGGTTTTCTGCCAGTTTCTGAGAAAGGGCCGTGACACGATTTTCTGTGTCCTCCAGGGCCTGGGAGGCTTTTTGCCAGTCGCTGGTCATGGCCGTTGTCGCGGCGGTATGCTTCTCCTGGATATCAAGCGCGGCTTTCTCGCCAGCACTGCCCATCTCTTTCATCGCCTGAGCCTGGCGCTCAGCAAACCGCGCCATTCTCTGACTGGAGAGCTCAGATGTGTCTGCCATCCCTGTAAGCAGATTTTTTATCCGAGGAATTTGCTCAGTAAATGATGCGCTGTCTACATCAAGATTAATGACCAAATCACTGATTTGCTGGGTCATAGCGTATTCCCCCGTAAAGCCCTTCTCCGGCCAGCATTAATTCGTCATCACTCATATCCGCCTCATCATCGTCTGTTTGTCCTAACAGACTGAAATCAGCAGCAGATATATCGCTATCACCCGTAAACATGCCGACAATCAATGCCCTCATTGTGGCGAACTCGGCATCCAGTAACTGATCGCTGAAAGGCACGGAACCGAAGTGTTTTACCCACCCGGAAAACTCTGACGCACTCATACCGCTTAGCATGGATCGCCAGTCAGGACGACGAAACTCATGGGCTAAGCGGTGAATGAAAGCATGTTCACGGGCGGCTATTTTGCCAGTGGTTTGTCCGTGTCCGGAGAACCCTCTTCTTCCTGCTCAGCATCCTTCGGTTCTGGATTTTTAGGCACCATATCGCTCAAAATCAGTATTTTTTCCACTGCCTGATTGATGGCTTCAGACGACCAGGTCTGTGAAACCTCCCGCTTAAGGTCATCCACTTTTGATTCAGGCTTACTGTTACTGATTGAATGGGCAACCAGCCACACGTTGACATTAAGGTTTAACTTCATCTGCCAGGTTTGCAGCTTTATCCCGGTCAGGTCTTTTGGCGGGCTGGCTTCCAAGTCTGCCAGATATTCAAAATACTCTAAGCGTTGCAGGGCTGACAGTTCATACAACACAACCGACGAGTCGAGGATGGGTAATTCTTCTTTTTTAAGAAACATAAAAAACACCTGTAAAAAAGGCTCCGTGCGGAGCCTGTGAGAGGGGGGTTGAAATCAGGTTGCTGTGATGGTTTGTCGGGATGATGCCACTAAGTTTCCGTCAGCGGTCATCGCGATAACATCTATCGCCCCAACAGCCACACCTCTGACTGTTGCCACATTGCCTTGAGCGGTTACAGTCGCAAGGGCTGGATTAGAGGACGCAATGCGAACCGTTTTATCTGAAGCATTCGCAGGCAGAATGTTAAAGGTAACGGTTGCCGTCTTGCCCACCGCCACGCTTCCGGTTGCTGGGCTAGCGGTCATGCTCGCTACAGCAATGACGGCAGGGCGCATATCTTCAGCCAGTGAAGGCTTGCCAGAGTTAGTGATTTTAATCGTTCGGGTAATCACCTCTTTTGCTGCAACCGCTTTACCCAGGGCGCTCACCCAACCACGGAAAACATCAACAGCGCCATTCGGATACTTGATTTTGTATCCACGGATATCACCTTGATTAAACCAGTCAGCCAATGATTGCTGACCTGCTTCACCGGGTTTCCATGCCAGCGTAACTGACGTATCCCCTGCTGACTTTTCACCCTGTGCAGAGCTGCTCCAGTCTGCATTATCATCATCAATATAGGTATCATCGTATGATTCAGCGGTCATCTCTCCCGGCGTCAAATCTTTGACTTTTGCCAGTCGAGTCCAGTCGGTATCACTCAGCGGGTTTGCATAGGGATCGCCCGCGCCGCTATAAACCCAGAACGTAGTACCGGCACCTTTAACAGGTGCCAGCGGATTTGGTGTTGCCATATAAAATCCTTACATTTCATAGTTAATTAAATATTTCATATCAGCTGAACTCCACTGCCCCATATCGTCATCACGCTGATAGTCATATCCCTGCTGAACCATCAGGGTGATCAGGTCACCAAGACCATCCACTTCTGAAATAGCCGGGTAGACTTGCGCTTCCATCCACTCATCCAATTCAGAATCAGGCACCTGTGCCGGTAAAAAGACTTCAATATGTAATGTTGCCGACCAGCTATCTGCATCCAGCTCCGCGCCGGTGTACTCAGCATCCGTGAGGTAAACGGCAACAGCGGGAAAATCATCTTCTTCAATGACTGCCGGACGTCCATCGAAAAAAATTGCACTCTTCCCGATCCCTTTTTCAAGAGCATCAATGAAAGCTTGTCGTATAAGAGAATGTTTCATCGCTTCAGATATAACCTCAATTGTTGTTTAAGGGCGTATCCCAGTTGCTTTGGCATTTCTTCTTCAAGCATGCGTTTTTTTTCCCGCTCAAATGCTGTTGTGAGAGGTTCTGCCATCGGAATTTTTACAACATCAATCGGATACCGACTTTTCCCCGCGATACGCTGCATGACATGCCATCGTCCGTTCGCTAACTGCTGGATAAAACCATTACGGAACACATAGCGCCCGATACGAAGCACACTGTTTTTTCTGGCAATCGGTCCTTTGCGGCGCGTTGTTCTGACCTGTGCCGCACCCAATTTGATGGCGGGAAGATTTCCCCTGTTAACCTTGATTTTTGCGGTAGAGCGCCCGGTGGCTGATGCCTTACTCACCCTCACCCTTTGCTTAACCAGCTTTAGCGGAATACCTTTAGCCCGGTTATCCCCTGCTACAGTTTCTTTTGCCACTTGCCGTGTTGCGACAGATACCCCGCTAGCAGCGACCCGGTTAATCGCCCATGCACTGGCTTGAGGAACCATAATCCGGGTGAGACTGTTCAGGTTTTCGATGGCTTGCTGAAGTCCTTTAACCGTCATTACTGACTCCTTAGCGCCGTCGACTGCTTGCAGGAGGTGATCCGCGACCCAAAAAGATATGACAAGAGCCGCAATCATCCGGGCCGATACGGTCGATCCAGAAACTCTCGCCATTAATGGTCAGTGTGTCCGCGCGCTGTAATTGGCTAACGAGGGAGGTTTTAACAAAAAGAGTTGGGTTAGTGCTCTCAATTCGAATACCGCTGCCAGGGTAGCTGATATTTTCAGGGTCATCGAAAACACCCGCTATAACAGCATCTTTCATCGCTCCACTGGTGATATGTATCGGGGAGGCCATCGTTTCCAGAATAGTGTTGTCTGCACGTGAAATCGCGGCATCAAAAATATTATCAAAATTAACCACAGCGCCACCTTTAGTGTTCGCGGGCTAAACCCAGATTGATCAGTGAAGTAGCTTCCTGTTGAAGAATGCGAATAGCCACACCTGGCTCAACAATCATCAACTTTTCATTACGCGTTTCATGCAGCGCTTCAATGTGTAAAGTGACCAGCGTTTCAACCAAAACCAGCTCATCTGCGGTTAAGCCCTGAGTAGTTTTCTCAGATACTTGCTGATCCTGAACTCCACCAGCAGGTTTCATAAGAAGTATACCCGCCCCTTCATCGCCATCATCCTCATCACCAAGCTCTTCCTCCAGCTCAGCAACTCGTAATGTTAAATCTTCCTTCGAACCGGTCAGAATAACCTCACGGTTCAGCTTCTTACCCAGTTCCGTTAGCCGGGTAACCAATTCATCTTTGTTCATGAAATTTACTCCAGAAAAGATAAAGGCCCCGAAGGGCCATCAATTACGCCAGTTTTACAGAAACAAATTCATCCGGGTCGGCAAGCAGCATCAGAGGAGCAGACTGGATCATGGTGAATTCACGCGCAGGGTCACCTGTCTGTACCCAGTTCTTCGGATAACGTGTTGATGCGTTGATACCTTCACGCTGAGCGTCCGCATCCTGAATACAACCATAGGTCCGAAGGCCACGCGCCTGAGTATTACCCAGCACCATAGTCAGGTCAGGAAGGTAGTTCTTTTTAGCATCAGCTTCGATGTACTGTCCGGAGTAAACCACGATGGCCACATCGCCATACATGCCTTTGTAAGACACAGCTTTACCTAGGTCTTTTAAGGCTGTTTCAAGCTCTGAGTGAGAACCACGACGTGTGTCCAGTTTTTCCTTCACTGCTTTGAAGGAACGGAATAGCGCCCAGCCTTTAGGATCGAACACAATAATGTTAATTACACCACTGGCATTCAGTGCATAGGCTTCAATATCGTCAGTAGGATCATAGGTTTCTTTGTCGCGAGTAGACCATGCTGCCGCACCAGCCTGAATGATGTTATTACCGGCGCTCCGACCGGTATCGACTTCAACCGGTTCAAAACCCTCCCCTGTCATGGTGTATTTCCCGTTTAAAACCACGGCAACGGCTTGTTTTTCTTCCACCTGGGCAATCGCCAGCTCTTCATCCTTCATATTCTGAAGAATGATGCGACGGCGGCGATAAGCTGGGTCAGTAAGGTTTTGTGGGTCTTCATCAGGGAGGCGGCGCAGTGTCATCTGCGTGTTTACTTCATGCTTCGGTTTGACATACCCCGGTGTAAATTCAGAAGTTGCGCCACCGCGGGAACGAATAACTTTGCCGGAAACAATAGGCGATACATATAACGCCATGTTCACCATGCCTGGAATCTGAGAAAGATAAACTTTCTCGGTGGAAAATGGATAACTTTCGCGGAAGAAGATACGCAGGAAAAGCGGATCAAACTTGAACTTCTTCTCATTGACCGCCAGTAATTGGGCTGTAGTGTAAATTGACATAAATTTTTCCCGTAAAAAAAGCCGCTTTTGCGGCTCTCATGGATGATGATTGGTTTTCAGATAAGGGGTCAGACGACACTGATCCCAGTACCGACAAAAGCATTACGTTTTTTATTTTCATCGGTTACAGCAGCAGGCCAGAGAACATCCTCAATACGGAAAGAGCCTGACTTGTAAACATTCAGCATCGCGCTGTTTTGATCGGCTGACAGCGCCAGAATACTTACTGCCTCTCCGGCTTTACTGCCGTCCCAGGCAACCAACTTATTTGATGTTGCATCAAGCATCAGGGGCGTCATTGCCGGAGTCGCTGCCGTCAGCTTGCCGGGCGCCGTTGCAGTATGTGCCGGGTCACTGTTTCCAAGCGGTTGTTTGTGGACAAAAGTTTCGGTAATAGCCATAAGAGCCTCTTATACGGGGGTGTTTAATAAATCGTTGTCAGCATTCATGGATGAGGCATCAGCAGATACCGCGCCAGGTGCAGACTCCATCAGACGATCGAGCGCGGTATCTGTACGAGCCAGGGCACTTACTGGCGCTGATGCAAGAATGCGTTGAGCGCCTTCAATAGTCATACCAGGGGTTTCAGCCAGGACACGGGCTTGTGGCTCTCGCCCTTTTGCTTCATCACAATTCAAAATGCCCATAATGCGGCTATTTTCTGCTGTTACTGCCGCCAGTACCTGCGCATTAACATCCGGTTCAGATTTTGCTGCCAGATCAGTAAGCGGTGTGGCTACGGCACTGTCGTTCGTCGTAACGGTCGCTGATGGAAGGGTTGAAACCGCAGAGTCGGTTGGATTTGGCATACTTACTCCTGAGAAAGATTTTTTTCGTTGGTCAAGTGATTCACGCATCACATTAAGTGCGTCGATATTGTTAACCAGTTCATCGGCCAGGCCGTTGTCGACTGATTCCTGCCCGGAAAAAACGGCTGCTTCAGTGTTCAGTACATCCTGAACACTCAATCCGGTATAGCTTGAAACTTTTTCGGCAAACATCTGACGGGCAGCATCAATACGCGCCTGAAAATCTGCCCGTACATCTTCGGGTAACTTCTCGTAGGGATTGCCCTTTACCTTGTGTTCACCACTGTAAATCAGCGTGACTTCAACGCCGTTGGTCTTGAGGGCTGCACCATAATTGCTGTGAGCCATCATGACGCCGATAGAACCGGTTTTAGCCGTCTGAGTAACAAGTCGACGACTGGCAGCACTCGCGATAAGTTGCCCCGCACTACAGTTCATATCGTTGGCTAACGCCCAGACCGGTTTAATTTCACGCATTCTGGCAATAACATCAGCACAATCGAAAGCACCAGCGACCATTCCGCCTGGTGTGTCCATATCCAGGAGAATGCCATCAACACCCGGATCGCTGATGGCTTGCTGCATCCGGGCAATGATCCCGTTGTAACCCGTCATGCCGGAATAAGGCTGGAGAGAGCGAGTTTTACTGACCAGCGTTCCTGATATGGGTAAAACGGCAATACCATTCGTTACCAGATAGCTCCGCGTTGGGCGCGTTCCCACATCGTCATCATCACCAAACAGGGCGAGCGGCTCTGATATCTGCTCAGGCCCCAGGCTAATACCCGAGACCGTATCGGTCAGCCGGGTAATACCAAGCTGTCCGGCAAGCGCGCAAAAGAAAACCCGCGCATAGGCGGGCTCAAGAAGTAGCGGCTCATTAAAGGCCAGGCTGGCGATATGTGGGAGATTACGCAACTCTGGCGTCATCATTCTCCTCCTCATTAGATTTTTTCAACCCTGAATTAAAAGCAGCGGCTGCCCAGGCTGGCGGTTTTAACCCGGCCGCTCTTCGCTCCATTGTTTCACGGACCTGTTGAGCGAAAACTTCCTGATAATCATCGCCGCGTTTAGCACACTCTTTTTCGTAGGTGCTTAACCCCGCCTCAATCAGCATAACGGCCTCCTGAACCTCCTTGAGACCGTCAATCGCCATGCGCCCGGAACCAATCCAGTCACAGTTACCCCATGCGCTGCGGGCTTCCTGAAAGCTGTATCGTGCTTTCGATGGCAAAGTGACGATACGGCGAACAATCGCCTCTTCCAGCCAGCAAAGAAACATCTGACATGACTGGCGAGAAGCAACAAATTTACGGCGGCCCATAAAGAACGCCCACGACTCATTAGCACTTGCGCGGGCTGTCGAATAACTCATTTGAGAATAATTTCTCGACAACTGCTCGTAGGAAACACCTAGCCCGGCAGAGATATAGCGAAGCAGCGATTGTTCAAACGTCGAAAATCCGTTATCCGTATCCTGCGCTGATTGCAGATTCAGAGAGTCACCCGGCATCAGATGTGGAACCTTTGCCCCACCCAGTCGCACGGGTGCTGCTGAGTAGTAGGCAGAAATTTCACCAAGCCAACCGGTCAGCTTGTCACTTTGCTCTTTGTTGTTAGCACCAAGAATGAAATCCATCGCTGACTGGGTATCCAGTTCGCTCTCAATAGTCGCGGCATACATTGCTTTAACGATAGCGCTCTGTAATTGTGTATTTTGCAGCGTATCGAGCATTTTCATCTGCTCCATCACACTGTAAAACACGTTAGCCCCTCGGGTCTGACCATCTTCAGTCGGTTCAAAAACATGGATAAATGAAGGTCTACCTCCAGGCAACTCACGCGGTATGTAAGTCCATTTTTGGGAGGACCATCCGGGGTAACTATCCTCACTGACGTAATAGCCCAAGGCGGCACCGCTGTTATTGATCTGCACGCCAGCACGGCAATTACGGGAATCACCCGTATTATTGGGATTACTGACCCGTTTCGGGCTCACCATTTTAAACTGGGTTCGGAAAAGTCGGGATGCGCTACTGTCCCATGTTGGCTGTACACAGAGCTCTCCGTTAAATGCATGCGTCGCTACACCTTCACGGACCATCATCGTAAACGTGCGCTTGCGTTCAGCATCGATATAGCAGCAGTCATCCTCCGCAAACTCTTTCCAGGCGGCTTCGACTTCTCGCGAAAATGCCCGCGCCTCTTCTTCATCAATTCCCAGAAATCGCCAGCTAGGCCGATAACTGAGCCGGAAAAAAGAACCAACAATATGATCCTGGTGAAGCTGGATGGCATTAGCTGCATAACCGTTATTGCGCACCAGGTCATCAGCACGCGCATTACCCCGTGAAAAATTCGGAAGCAATGCAGCATCAGGGCTTTCGCTGGGTGGATTCCATGCACGTAACTGACCACCAAAGCCACCAGAACCGCCATGATAACCCGCGTACTCACGCAAACCCGTTTTCCCGTCAGGACCTAATAATGCGGGTATTTTCATACGAAAAATCCTGCCGGACCCCGGCGTCGTGGTGTGGTACCAACTTGAACTTCAAGCTCGGTAATGTATTTTTTCAGGTCAGAAACGGAAGTAGCCGTAAACTCTACTTTGCGACCGTCTTTTTGTACTGTCGCGACCCGCTTCCCCATCATCAGGTCATGTAATGCAACCTTGGCAGAATCGAGTTCAGACTGTGTTGCCATTATTCTTCTCCGGCTAATTCCCGGGCGTAGTCCGCCAGAGTTTTTATTTTTTTACGTGTATGTTCTTCCTCCAGCAGACTGGCCAGAAGAACATCAAGATTAAGTTGCCAGCGTGAGATGCTGATCCTCAGAGCGGCTAACGCATAAACAAAACAGTCAAGAGCCTCGTTGCGTCGTTTTTTACTGTCCCAGACTATCTTTTTCTGGCCATCCACCCATTTCTCTACCTGCTCTTCAGCCGTCAGTTGCTGAGCTTCAGCGAGATCATAAATTTCTGGGTTATTGGGGAAATGAACAGCACCTGCAAGTGGTTCGCTGTCATGTGTGATAAGCGTAAAACGATTATAGATTTGCTCTTTTGCCGTATCGGTCCCGACCTCTGTCAGATAAACGCCGCTCTTATTGCGCTTACGGGGCATATTCGCGACCGGCTTACCGTACACGGAGGCACCTTTAATGGGGATCACCCGAAATAAACCGAGCTTTTTAGAGCGGTCATAAACAATGGTCGGGTCTATGCCACCGATGTCCCAGCAAATGCGGGATATCGACATTTCGACACTATTTGACCGTGAATAGGTTTTCCCGATAGCTTCGTCCACCCTTAACAGCGTGGACTCATCATCATGGCGGCCCATAATGATTACGCGATCGATTAACCAGCTTTCTTCACCCGGCCCCCAGCCCCAGACGCGCATTTCATAGCGGTCTAGCTGTGAGTCAATGCCTGCTGTAAGATAGGCGACACGGTCAGGAACAGCAGAGGTAAAGTGTTCTTTTCGCTCAGCCATCACATCGGCATCAGGCCGTTCACCAATCTTCGGCTCCCATGTTTCGCCAAGAGTTGTATTAGTAAAGGTTTTACGTTTACCAACATCACCTTTGGTTTTTATCCAGTCTTTTACAATCTGTACCCAGGTTGTAAACGGGCTGTACGCGGTCCAGATATGAAAAGTAACGCTGTCAGGTGGATCTATTTCTGTACCTTTGGACGAGAGCCAGGTTAATCCATCCCGCGTCCATATACCGGTCACATCGCAAATATAACGAGCCTCTGTAAAGTCCAGTTCCTGTTGCTTAATCACGCAGGCGTTATGTTCACAAAGATAATAAACACTGGATGGCTCACCGGGGTTCCACTTAAAACCAAATGCCGCTTCCCTGTCGCCAAATTTCAGATATTGCTCTTCGCTACAATGCGGACAGCGAACATGAAACCGCATAAAGTGCTCTGATTCTTTAGCGGCACGCTCTATCTGGCAGGTTCCTTTTAGCTTTGGTGTTGAGCCACGTATTGATTTTGGCCAGACAGAACCTTCAATGCGTTTGTCACCCAGGAATGTGGGTGATCCTTCTTTTTCAATGTCATCATCAAATGCGGCTAACTCATCATATCCGGCAACGTCTACCGACTTTTCACGATAGTTTGCTGCCGCCTTACCACCTAAGCACCAAAAACCACGACCATTAGAAAAACGCTTCATTTCTAACGTGTTATATCGATTTTTTTTGCCATACCAGGGTGCAAGTGCCAGCAGGGAGGGAACATCACGTATCGTCGGCTCGACATGAGACTTCATAAAGTTCTCAGCATCACCGTCAGTAGGTAACCAGAGCAATGAATTTCGCTGCTTGTGTACAATGAAGTATGCATATACGCCAAGCAACATTTTTGAATAACCCACACGGGCAGATTTAACGACATTCACCTCACGGATGGAGTCATTACCCATAGTATTTATTATTGCGCACTGAAAAGGCAGAGTAACCCAGCGCCCTTCCTGATAAGAGGACTCTTTAGGAAGATAATAGTTATCGTCAACCCATTCCACGGCTGTTTGTGGTTCAGGACGATACAGTGACCTAAGCCCTGCCCGAGCAGAATTCTGCAGTCCATTAACCTGACTTTTCGATATATTCACTCAGCAACCCCGGTATTAAATCATCCAGAGCAGCTGCTTTGTTCATGGCTTTGATGATGTCCTTCTTCAGGAAATCAATATGTCGGTTTTCCAGCTCCGGAAAGCGCCGCTGAACCGACAGAGGAACCCCATCGAGAATACTGGCAATTTCTCCGGCTATCCGCGACAGCACGAACGTGCAGAATGCGGTCTCAACCACTTCAGCGGTATCTTTAGCATTTTTCAGTTCCTGTGCATCGGCCTGGGCTTTTGTAAGCCGGTAGCGCTCATAATCGATGGTGCCTGGCTGAAGATCGGAGTCACTAATGCTCTTGAGTTCATCAACCTCTTTTCGCAATTTTTCATTCTCGATAGTGGCATCACGCTCTGAACACCACCCGATCGTTTCAGAAGTTTCATAAAGAACCTCATTGCCCTTACCACCACCCCGTAACACGGGCATTCCCTGATCCTGCCAGTTCTGGATAGTTCGCACGCTGACGCCGAAAATCTCAGAAAGCTGCTTCTTGTTAACCTCCATGGCTCACTCCTTGCGCAAAAATGGAGAACGGAAACGATAGATGGTGATCTGTCTGATTTGAGGGCCTGCTGCTTCCTTTCTTTTTGTGGGGTAGTTATTTTAAAAACAACAAGTTACGGAGAAGAAGAACAGAAACGGCAAAAACCCAGAAATTTTCATAAATAGCGAGAATCCGCGAGGTCGCCGCCCCGTAATGACTCTAAGTACTGGAAAGGACCCATAACGATAGTAATTATCATTATCACAGACACTCAGCGAATGTCTGTTGTAATGCCATCTATCGACGGTAAAGCAAGCCACCAGGATTTTTCTCTGATTTAATTAAACTCTTAATAGTTGATTGAATACCCTCCTTAAGAAGACCAAGAATAGAAGCCCTGATTAACTCAATATCTGCAGAGTTAGCTTCAGACTTGGCTGTTAATGATGCTAACGATTCCGCACGAGCAGTGGCCTGAATTGCTTGCTCAGTAGTCGTGGCAATAAGAGCGTTGGCTTGGAGCTGGATATTCCAACCCATAGATACACCGCCATCCTTACCGCCTAACTTACCGAGTTTATTGTCAGTGGCTGTATGCACTGACAGACTTAAAGGGAAATACTCTGGCACTCCGTTAACGCGGTTACGAACCCCGCATTCATCGTAATACGCAACGCCAGCGGGGCTGTGAAGCTCATAACCATCAAGTGCACAAACAACGCGTAGGCTACCCATGACTTCATTCAGAGTTAGTTTCATTGTCATCCCTTTGGCCTAATGTCTTCTATCAGCGATGGCTGCATGCTTCTGCTTGACTAACGATCGCCGCTTGCAGCGCCTGTACTTGAGCGCTCAACGAGGCATTGTTATCTGCTAATGCCTGCAATTGCTGCTCAACACCAATTTGCCACTCGGTTTTATCCTGAGCGCTAATGGTGCCACTAAAGGTGATACTTGCATTCTTATCCATAGTTAACCTCGTCACTTAAGGCACTGCTGCCTGATGTAGTCCTGCAAGTAATTCACTTGCTTTGTGATGGTTGCGATTCCATCTCTGAGACGGAAATAATTAAGTTCAGCATCAACTGTAAGTCTTGGGCTTTCTCCATCGCCCAGGCTGCTGGCGGTGGAGGAGTCACCCTTTGAACAGGTGGCGTTGAGCTGCAACTTACGCTTGCCAGTAGCGATATCAGCACGCAGCCTTTCATTCTCTGACCTTGCATCGGCTAATTCTCCGGTGTACTTGGCATCAAGCGCGGCAACATTCCGCTGTCGTACCTGCATATCGTTGATAGTGTCCAGTCGCTGTTGTGCCAATGACTCAGCATCGTCAGCTCTCTTCTTTTCCGACTTGGTTTCCTGTTTCTGGGATTCGTATAACCCGCTGTAGTGATTGGCTGAGTAGATAAGGCCGCCAGCGAAGCAGACTAGGAGTGCGATTGATGCCAGGTGATACCATTTCATTGACCTATCCCCCAACAAACTAACGCTGATTCTTGGTCTCTGCGTGATACCTGCCCGAAACAATTATTAGAGCGAATACGGCAATCTTTCCCACCGTCTTTAATCCACCAGCGGATAGCTTCACAAGCGCCTTTGGTATCACCGGCATTCATGCGCTTATAGAACGTAGACGGGAAACACTTACCGGGGCCAATGTTGTACGGACAGAAACTGGCAATACCTGCCTTCTGAGACTCAGTTAGTGGTACTTTGATATTGCGATCCACCCAAGCCAAGGCTTTATCGCGCTCAAGAGCATTAACCTGGTTGCATTTCTCAGTAGTCAACTTCATGCCTTTAACTACCGGCTTGCCATCTACCATCGTGGCGCCACGGCAGATAGTCCAGATTGGAGGCTTTGCGCTATCAAGATAAGCTGTATCGTGATTCCCCTCTTTCTCATCCAAAAACTGGTCGAGAATAACTGGGGCCGATGCACCAGCAACTATCAGAGCAATAACCGCCGCACTAAGTTTATTTTTGAGGGAGGCCATTAACTCGGTCCTCTCGTTCTTTACGTCTGTAGTACCAGTTCACGCCACAGGTAACGACCGTGCACGCAATACCGACAATGATCGCCCAATCACTCAGGGTCAGTCCCGCTATTTTGTCGGCCAAAATCCATACCCCTATTTTTGTTGTGTCGGCGTATGCCTTAGCTGAGACACCGCAGCCCGTCAGTGCGGTCCCGGTGCCGTATGAGAGTCTGCTATATAAAGTGCTCATTCTTTTCATGGCCTCACCTCCGTTAGTCGGACGGTGCTGTATAGGTGAAAGGATGCGCCTCATCCATTGCGTTAATAGATAAGTTGGTTAGCTGTATGGGTAAGCGCAAATGAAAAAGCCTAGCGGTTAGCTAGGCTCAGATAAGAAAAAACCCGCAGTACGGGACCTTAGATAAATTGTTTTACTATCCTTGCTGGCACTTAACTGTTTTAAGCGACTCCAACTGATTCAATCGGTTCTGTGCCTTCTTGCGTGCTTCGCCTTTAGCCATTCCATTTCCGATACCAAAGTCGCCCAGCGCACCGAGAACTGTTCTTCCATCAAATTCACCAGTCTGCTCAATTTCAGCCTGAATGCTTTTCACCTTAGCGATTTCCTGAGTTATTGCTTTGCAGTCAAATGAAGATGCTTCTTCACCTGTAACGTTAGATGCTTGAGGATATTGCTTTGTGGCGCAACCCGCCAAAAGCAATACACCGCACGCTACCATCATTATTTTTTTCATTTTTTTGAATTATTCCCATCTGTTATTGTTCGGAATAATCTTAACATTAAAAAACAACAACCCTAATAACCACTGCATTACTTCCGCATTATATTTTCTGCCACTAATCGTAGTGGCCACGCTCATGCCCTTGAGGTTGCGTCGCTTCATTGCCGCTGATAACCGGTGCGCGTCTGGCCTTCGCGCTGCTCTACCGGAGCTTGTTTTGATATAAGAACCTTAACCCGTCACTACACAGGCTCGCCGTTACTTTGCGACTCAGGGCTGCATCATGACAGCAGCATAGCCTTTCGGCGCGGTCTAACCGCTTTACCACTTCATTTTCAGAGCTTCAGAAACGATAAATCCTGATGAGGCGGAGCTTCTAATGTGTTAAGCGTTGTGTCTACTGGAACACTATTACCACAATATATTGTGATATGCGTACGCGTTAGTATTTTTTTGTTGTTTCTTAGATTTTGTCGAATTATTATCCGAGAATATAAACAGTGCAAAAAAACAAAAATAGAAGAAGAGAGAATGTACGCGAATCGCAAGGATTTGTACGGACGCTTAGAAGATATGCGTGGTTCAAAAGTGATTTGTTTTGTAACTGGCGACAAACCAGGTATGGAAACTCAGATTCACAGCGACGTATTCGATTATTTCGTCAATCATCTAGATATCATTGGGGTAGTACCCAAAATTAGCTTATTCATTTACACTCGCGGCGGTGACACACTTACAGCTTGGAGCCTAATTAACTTGATTCGCCAGTTCTGTGATGAACTAGAAGTTATAATTCCTTCTAAATGCCATAGTTCTGGGACAATCATGTCCTTAGGCGCTAACTCGATCATCATGACTAAGCAAGCCACCTTAGGGCCAATCGATCCAAGCATTACAACGCCACTTAATCCATCTGCGTTCATAAATGGACAAGAGATTAAGCTGCCTGTAAGTGTTGAAGACATAAAAGGATATCTTGCTCTCGCTACAGAAGAGCTTAAGATTTCTGATGCTGCATCTCTTTCCCAATTGCTTCTTTCTTTGGGTGAAAAAGTTCATCCATTGGTGCTGGGAAAAGTTTATCGCTCTAAATCTCAAATTCAGATGCTTGCTACCAAACTTTTATCTCACCAGATAAAAGACCCTGAGAAAATCGTAAATATTGTTAACTTTTTATGCAGCGACTCAGGAAGCCATGACTATACTATTAGTAGACGTGAGGCTGAAAATGAATTAGGCCTAAATATTGAGAAACCAGGTTCTGAATTATATAGTCTTATCAAAGAGATATATGAAGATATAAAAAGCGAATTAAGACTTGGAGAACCATTCAATCCTTCTGCTTTCTTGGGACAAGACCAAGAAGCTACATTTAGCCTTCCGCGCGCGATTGTCGAAGCGAAAGAGTCTTGTTCATACCAGTTCAGGACGGAAGGAATAGTACGCGATGTAGGACACTTGTCCATTCAGCATAATATTACTAGTGAAGGGTGGGGTAAATATGAACAATAATACATTAACGAGCGGAGTGGGTTACAAGCCCTATTCAAATAGTTCCGCCCCAAGGATGCCTAGCTCGAGTTCAGCAAACAATTCTGGAATGCATCATACCATTGTAGGTGTAAGCCAGAACTCAGGGTCTCAGTCTTCGAGCGCTTCGAATCATACAAAACGTTGATGAAACTTATATAGCGCATCATTATCTACATTGATGCGCTATATCCTGTTTTAAGTTCCATCAACTATGCAGATAACTCCTTCAACAAAACCCAATGCTGTTTGCATATCTTTCCTAACAGTACCATCTGAACACTTTCTTTTCTTTGCGATAGCTCTTAGTGAAATGCCAATAACAAAATGAGCTATGACTAGCTCGTGTTCTTCTGGTTTATATTTTTTCAACCTTGCTATACAGCCATCAATCATAATACCTTCATCATCATCACATTGAGTTCGTGATTTTTTGCCGTGTGGTATTAATCCTTTAAAACCAGCTGCAATAGGTTGCCAGTCTACACCACTATTCTCTGAAGCAGCCCAAGCACCCCAACGATCTAGAACATCATACATATCACGCATAATTTTTCCTTACGCCAGAACGCCGAGCGCATAAGCCCGGTCCAGCAATCTGATTATCATTTCTGGCTGTGTGCCGTGCTTCTGCTCGAATGCCTGTATATCCCGGTGCAATTCATCGTGGTGCTGTCTGCACAGAGGGAGCACCAGGATATCGTGCGCTTTAGTACCCATTCCACCCTGCCCCCATCCAATCAAGTGATGAGGGTCATCAGCTGTCTGTCCACAGCATGCACATGGTTGGGTCTTCACCCATTTGAGATACTTGGCGCTTTCCCAGCGGATACGCTTTGGCCTGGCAAATAGTGTTTGAGGTGATTCCGGATCAACCGCCAGAGTGACAACCGGCTTAGGCAATGGGGTCAGTGGGTCACGGTTGAGATGGGGATCTACACGGTCACGAAAAATCACCGAGGAAGGTATTGATGGTGGTGCAATATCGCTTTCTTTCATCACTTCAGGGGAAGTCTCAACAGGAAAGCGTAGGGCTCTGCGTGCAAGTTCATCTGTGATTGCATTCGGGATTTTTCGGTAGATGGCCCACCAGCAAATTTCAGCGACCGACAATACGCGCTCAGAGTTATAACCCAGATCGGTCAGAATGCTAAATATCACCCAGTCAATGACGTTCTTGCTGGCTATATCGCCCAATTGCTCAGTGAAATGGTCACGAAGTTTGTTATCACATGCCCAGCACACAGCAATTGCGCCAGGTTCATGTCTCATCGTTACCAGCTCACGGAAATGGTAATCAGTATGTTCCCACTGGCAGTGTTTTACCTGCTTTAACAGCCAGCTTTCTAATGAATTGATACCACCAGCAGCATTGATTACTCGCTCGTCGATGAAAAATGACACCAGTAACGGATCCTCAGCTAATGGCTGTCTGGCGTCCGGAACCCGGCCAACAGGTAGACTTTTCATATCAACTGGTTCGGACTCAATCAAAACGCGGCCTGATGAGAAAAGAGGCAACAGGTCACGGCTAGGCTTGAGTATCACTTGTCCAAGCTGGTGGATCACAATAGGGGTAAGCAATGCTCTCACTCATCCCCCTTATGCGCTGGACACGATGAAAAAACCTGACCGTTCATATTTAATTGATTCATACGATATCCTCAGAGTATTGCCAAAATGTCAGACGCACGGGCGCGATCACCTCTGCATGAAATACTGCGGCGCCCGTTGACTGAGTGAAGAGTAAAGCCGTGCTGCTGGTACAGGTCGGCTATTTTTGGTGCGCCTGAATTAGAGATAATGACCGTGGCGCCACGTTGGTGGGCAGCAACACAATTAGTCGCTAACTTCTCCTGGGCATCCCAGTTAAAGCCACCAGCAGCGTACCCAGTGAATCCTGTGGTATCAGGCAATGGCTCATACGGGGGATCGCAGTAAACCACATCACCCTCACCGGCCAGCGCCAGGGTGCGGGAAAACTCCGCATTCAAGAAAACGCAGTTATGCGACATATCAGAGAATTTACGCAGCTCCGCTTCAGGGAAATAAGGCGCTTTATACTTGCCGTAGCCAACATTGAATTGATACTGTTGGTTATATCGCATTAGGCCATTGAAGCAGTGCTTGTTCAGATAGATAAACGCAGCGGCTCTCTCAATACCGTCCAGGCAGTGGTTATTAAACTCAGTCCTGATAGCGTAAAAGTCCTCTTCCGTGTTCATCCTTTCAAATATCCACTTTGCCCGGGCGATAACCTCATCTGGTGCAACGCTGAGCATCTGATACGTCAAGATAAGGTCACTATTTGCATCAGCCAGCAGGAAATTACTGTGACGGTCTGAATTGAGGAATACGGATCCGCCTCCTACAAAGGGTTCAATTAGCCGAAGGCCAGCGGGAATATGTGCGAATAGCTCATTGAGTGCTGAAAACTTACCACCAGCCCACTTGAGGAAAGGACGTTGAATCGCTTTATGTTCGGGAACTGGCAGAGCTGCCGTGATTTGCTCACCCAGCCAACGCATGACCGGTACAGCCATGCTATTGCCGATAGCTTTATAGCGTGGACCATCTGGGCACTCAGCAGCATCTTTGCCGCGCCAGATGATTTTTGTGTGGTTATCGGGAAACCCCATCTGCCGCTCATTCTCAACCGGCATTAAGTGTCTAATTTGGCCTGCTTGCGTAACAGCGTAAGTTTCTCTGTCATCGAGAGAGCCTGCCCCTCTTGCTGTAAGACAAACAGGCACGGGCGTCTGCTTTGTCGGGGGATTAACCCGGCGCATGCTTTCGGACTCAAAAAGTATTTTTGCGGGATCGATGTCTGTTCGAGCGCTTCCAACAAGAAGAATTCTTGAGCGTCGTTGGGCCACTCCGAAGTATTGAGCATCAAAGGTTCTCCAGGCCAGTTTGCGCTGTCGTCCAATAACAGCACCACGCTTTGCCCAGACTGGAATGTGCTTACCGGTTTCTTTATTCCAGCGCCAGAATTTGCCGTGTGATCCCTTTGGAGGTCGTGGACCAGGTTCGAACGGCTCAACTTCTCCAGCCAGTCCTGCAAGAAAGTATCCGAATGCATTGTCCTTCGATGAGAACGCCCCTGTGACATTTTCCCAGGTGATGATTGCGGGGCTTTCTCCGTGTTCATGGCGTTTTTCGTCGATGGCATTAGCTAGTTCCACAAATGATAAAGTGAGTTTCCCGCGGGGATCCGCAAGTCCATTTCTGAGTCCACCAATCGAATATGACTGGCACGGCGTCCCGCCGACTAAAATATCGGGCGCTTCGGTTGCACCAGCACGCACAGACTCAGCAATTTTGGTCATATCCCCGAGATTTTTAACGTCGGGCCAGTGACTGGCTAAAACCGCTGATGGGAATTTCTCTATCTCAGAGAACCAAGCAGCTTTCCAGCCTAATGATTCCCAGGCAACGCTGGCAGCTTCAATGCCACTGCAAACCGATCCGTATCTCATAACCAAATCCCCACGCGATTGGTGCCAGCCTTGAAAATAATCAACTCTTCGCGCAATCTGACATCGCCAGTAACATCCAGCAGTTCCAGCGATAAGCGCGATGCACGTCGAAATAAGCCCTTGGCTTGCAGCTCTTTTACCTGCTCGAATCGACGCTGCCACTCATCAATACTGATTGCTTCACGATTCAAAGGCAGCTCCAGCAAATTAGCTGTCTTGGTTTCAACCTCTTCAGGTAATGGGCGAATAACCTGCCCGTGGACAATGCGATATTCAAATCGCTTATTGCACCCGGCAGTGCGGATCAGACGCCCTTCCCGGACCAGTATTGGAAGCGTTGACGATATTGCGGAGCGTGATAATTCCGGTAGCGCAGCAATGATGTCGCTCATTTGCGTGTCAGGGTTCTGGATGATGTAATTCAGGATTAGCTTCTGAGCTGGAGTTCTCATGATGCGATCCTCGCCGAATCTTCTTCGCTGGCCTGAGCCACTGCCTGAGACCAAATACCTCTCCACGTAGCTCGAGCTGCAACTTCACCCAGGCGTCCTGGAAAACTGGCTTTTCCAGCGAGTTCTTTCGCTATCTCTTCGAGTCTGTTTGCTGGCTTGCGGCGGAGCTGGATCAGGTTTGTGTATGCCTCTTCACGCCCGGCGATATCAATTGCAGGCGTGGTGCTCTTGCAGTCTGGACGGCCAGCAGACTCCCAGGCCTTAGCAGCAATCAAATTGGAAGAGAATTTATCCGAAGAAAAAATCCTGCCCGGGTTAAGCCCTTTTGAGTATTTGGTACCCATCCAGCACCCTACGAGATGTTCAATCACAACCATCGCATCTTGCTTGGTAGCAGTCTCATTACGAAGACGAGCTCTGATGTGCTGCAAGTTCCCGTCTGTTGGTTCAAATTTAACGCCAGTGAGGTTTGTGAGGTGCTGCAATACCTCGGTTGCTTCTCTGGTTAATTTCTTAGAAATAAATTCCTCTCCGTCTGCTGGCCCAGCCAGCTGACAAGAGGGTTTATTGATCTGTGAGTCTCTATCTGCGTCTAGATCTGTATAAAGATAGGATTCCGCGACTTCGCGGCATTGTTTCCGCGGTTCTGCGGTCTCCATTCCGCACTTCTGCGATTCCGATTCCACAGCTTCGCGTTTTCCATTCCGCGCTTTCGCGGAGTCCATAGCTGGCGGGAATATTTTAGATATCAGCGCGTCAGAATCAATGATTCGATAGTGTGTTGTAGGTGTCCCGTTAACCTTTTGGCTTTTTGTTTCAATAATTCCAGCAAGGTACTTTTTCTCTATCTTTCCTACCAACCGCAGGACCTGATCTTCACTCAGAACCTCAAGGTCTGCCCCCATTTCCCTGTGAGACTTATAGAACCACCCATCACCGCAAGATGAATCAACGCCAGACCAGAACACAATCTGATTTAATAATGCTGCCAAGGGAAAGGCCTGCTGATCGCTACCAAAAAACTTCAGGTACGGACGGGGGATGACTATTACGTTCTTTTGTCCAGACATTGCCTGAACAACGTCAAAAATCCTGTTATTAGTGCTCATTCATCAACCCGCCTGTATTTCTTCTGGAATTGCTCGACGGGCAACATGCAGTCGTGCTCGTAGCCAGGCTCTCGGAATATGACCCACTGTTTTTGTCTGTCATACCCAATGACGTGGACGGTTCGACCCCGCCAGTCGATGTAGTACCGGTCAAGTTCTTCCACGCCTTAAGCCCCTCAGCGTTCATATCCGCAAATGCTCGCTCTATCTGACCTACCAGTGCAGGCTGGTTCTGGTAGTTGTCAGCACCGTCAGCTGTGAGTAATCTCTGTTCGTAGCCGAACGGGGAATCTCCTACTAACGGACAGCATCTGAATTGCGTTGCTGGCCTGAATCGGTTTACACTGTTCATGCGTATTAGTTCTCCACAAAAGACTCATTCGCCACGACGCCCGGAGCTGCACACTCGCGGGCGTCACTCTTTCTCTGGCACACAAACGTATCTACCGCGTGATCCACCACACCATTCAACGCCATGAACCCAAAGAAACCCTGCATGCTGTAACGCAAGTAGCGCTTAAATTTGTTGGTAATATCCCTGCTCTCATGCCGATCAACCACGCCATCAGCAATGGCCTGTATTTTTGCTATAGAGAATTCACCTTGAGCAGCCGCAATATTCATCTCGTTTTGATAGAGACAAACATTGTCCAAGCATTCCAATGGAGGAATATCAACCAGCAGACGTTTAACTCTCGATGCAGAATACTCAGCAAAAAAAGCGGTACCGGATAACTCCTGCATCAGTTCCAGTTCATCAAGGGTAAAGAAGCGAGAGCCGCATTTGCGGTATGCGTGATTGTTGAATACGTCAACAGTCATACCGAGATCAGCAGCCATCCCCGGTTTCCCTGCTGGATGCGCCTTACACATTTCCCGTATTGCTTCGTTTATTGTGTCTACCATTTCCGTTTCTCCTGGTAGTTACTGTTATTTTTTGGTGTCGCTATTCTTCAAATAAAGACGTTGGTCATACTGCAGTTTGCTACGAGTTAATTTCTCAATCCTTAGTGCTTGCCGTTCTGGGATAATTACTCCCCAACGACAAACTGCTGGGTGAGATATTCCTAACGCAACAGCAGTTTTTGCAACTCCACCAAAGTGGTTTACAACATCAGTTTTAAACATGGCTTCTCTCCGTTGATGATTTCGTAAAGGTAACAAAAGGTACATTAAATAGCAAACAACAGTTACATTGATATTAGGTAACATTGGTTACATGAAAACAGAAATGAAAGATCGCATCCGCTCACGCAGACTACAGCTCGATATAACCCAAGAAGCCCTAGCAAAACGGCTTGGGGTTAGTCGCGTATCTGTTACGAAATGGGAAAATGGAACAACTAAGCCTATTGGAGAGAACCTCTACCAACTGGCAGCTTCCTTATCAACTTCCGCTGACTGGTTGTTGTATGGGAAGAATGATGATGAGCCTGATGACACAAAGGTGATCCCATACATTAAGCCACCAAAATCCATTCCTATAATCTCAGCGGTACAAGCGGGAGCTTGGACAGAGGTGCCAATGTCAGAGAAGGTTTCAGATGCACTGTCTTGGATTCAAACTACTTCAGACGTTTCAGATCAGGCATTTGGTTTAGTTGTTCGTGGTGAATCGATGACTAACCCCACCGGGCTACCATCTATACCAGAAGGTTCTATTGTTATAGTCGAACCTAACTACGGGCAACTTGATAATCTATATGGGAAAATCGTAGTTGCGATGCTTGAGGGATCATCAGAGGCTACCGTAAAAAAATTAGTTTGGGATAGCCCTCAATGCTATCTAATGCCATTAAACCCTGCGTTTAACCCTATACCAATAAACGGTAACTGCAGGATTGTCGGAAGAGTTGTTCAAGTAACGCAAAACTTATAACTTTTCAAAGAGCCAGTTCAACAGCTGGCTTTTATTTTGCCACTCAATGTAACTTTTGGAACATTTAATCTTGACGAAAACCGTAACCAAAGGTACATTCAACTCATCAACAGCGAGCAGGCAGGAAGCCCACGAAGTAGCCGCCGGTGGCGTATGAATATCCGGATGACTCGCAAAGTTCCTTACCCTGTTCTGGTGGCATACCATCCCTTGCAATAGGTAGCCACCAGCTTTTTAACAGGACACAACCGCAGGCACCGTTCAGAACTCCCTTTCACTATGTGGTTGGCAGTTAAACGCAACTGGAAGGTGCCTGCTGTTGTGGTAATGCGACCAGCGTACGTGACGAGGCAAAACCTAAACCATGAAATGGAATGTGTGTGAATAGTCTAAACCGTCGCCAGTCGTAGCCGAGCTGGCAGGTGGAGGCACCACCACCACAATTTAAGAATTAAGTCTTCGATATTGGATCTTAAAAACAATCCGTAATGGATTGGTGGGTTTTTACACCCAAAATTCAGCACCAGTGCAGTGGTACTTATTATTTAGTGGAGAATTAAATGTCATTTATCAGAACATTCACCGGGCAGCATGTTGATTATTTAAATCTAAAGCTGGAGCAGATTAATATCGAAGATATTGCTGTGTCCCTATCAAATATCTGTCGCTTTGGTGGTCATTTGCCTGAGTTTTATAGCGTAGCGCAGCACTCAGTTCATTGCAGCCTGATCGTTCCTGCTGATTTTGCGTTAGAAGCCCTGCTGCATGACGGCGTAGAAGCGTACTGCCAGGACATTCCATCACCCTTGAAACAACTATTACCAGACTATCAGGCAATGGAAAGCAAGGTGGATGCTGTCGTCCGTAAAAAATTCAATCTCCCTGAGAAAATGAGTAAACGAGTTAAGTACGCCGACCTAATCATGCTGGCAACAGAGCGACGTGATCTGGATATAGATGACGGTTCTATCTGGCCCATTCTCGAAGGAATACTGCCCTACGATGGCTTTGCTATCCATCCACTTAAGCCTGGGCAGGCATATGGATTTTTCATGAACCGCTTCAATGAGTTGATGGGGTGAAAATAATGGCACACATGAAAATTACTGATCTGGTAATGGCTGGTCATGAAGAGGCCAAGAACCTGCCACCAGCAGCTGCAACGTTAATGAAAAATTTAGCTGCTCGCTTGGATGTTGTGTTTGTCGCATTGGGTGAGTCACTGGATAAGAACTCCGCACTTGAGGCCGAAAATCTTATTTTTCGTAAGGAGTCAGGCCAATGAAACGTCGTCAATTTAATACAGATACCCGCTTTCTTTTGGACACAGCAAACCATCGCCTGGAAATAATCCGTGATGATGGCCTTTACCGCCACCTTCGCATGAAGGAACCCGACACCAGTTGCTATTACTACGATGTAGTCACTTGGCCCGGTTATCTGACTGTGACTGGCGATATGGGTACTTGGACGTTTTCTCGCATTGCCGACATGTTTAGATTTTTTGGTGGCTGGGAAGGTGGAATTAATACCTGCTACTGGTCTGAAAAGCTGGAGGCTGGCGCGGGTTGCTCTGCCCGCAATCTATTAGCGCAGGATTACGATCATGATGCCTTTTGCAAAAGCCTCAAAGAATCGTTAAGCGAATATCTTGAAGACTCTGAGGGGGATGAATCAGAGGATGACGATTGGGACGATGACGACGACACGCCAGACAGTGATAAGGCCATAGTTCGTGAAATAGTCCGTGATTTGTGTCGTGCAGAGTTCAGCAATGACTGGGAAGCCTATCAGGCGGTTTATAACGCTGATTGGCCTGAAAGATTTAGCGCTTGGGACCTTTGCGACGGCCTGACATTCAAAACCTATACCAGCCATTTCCGTTGGATTTTGTTCGCTATCACATGGGCTATCAGTAAGTACCACAATACCAAACTTGTTGATCGCTCAATGAGCACTTTCCTCGCATTCAAGGCGGTTACCAATGAGTAATAACACCGAAGCAAAAACAATCATGATGGATTCTCCAGCGGCGGCTAGCATTCAGACAGTCACAGGCTGGGTAGACCGTGACGGCCGTTTCTGGGGCAATGATGAATACCAGGCTCGTTGGTGCGGGGCTACTCATCGTAAATGCAAAGAACATCCTGACGATCACCCTATCCACGAAATTAGAAGCTATTGCGAGATATGTCACAAACTAAAAAGAGAGGCGCACTTTGCAACGCTTGAACGTGTTGTGTGGGGCGGTGAGCCTTTGGTTATTTTTGATGATGACACCTACTTCTTTGATATGGAATCGCTGGCTGATTACTGCCTTGATAACTCAGTTCTGCCCAGTGAGTTGCAGTTAGTTATTTGCAGTCCGAATTACCCAGCAGAGTTCGATATTGAGCAACATTGCGAAAATGAATTTCCAGAAGATGGCGATATCAGCCTTTTGTCAAAAGATATTCAGGGGGCTGTAGCGGCTCTTAACAAAGCAATTAAGGCCAGCCCACCAATATCATGGAGCGGTTCTGATCAAGTAGCCATTGTGTCTGATGACATTCTTGATGATGAACAAAAGGCTGAAATTTTGGTTAACCGCGCTAACAAACTGGAGGCCAGCAGTGACTAAACAACTCGAAGGGCTGATTAGCAGCGAAATAGCTGACTTCTTTGCTGGAGTCGTTGACATCCACACAGAGCTATTTGGCCCGAACACTATTGAAGAGACTCAGCAAAAACTTACTGAGCGTGTAACCAGAATAGCAACAGAGCGCGAGGCAAAACTGATAGCGGCACTGGAGCAGTCGCAGAAGCAGAACGCAGATTTAAAACGAGATGAGCTGCTGTCTGATGAACTTGCGGCAGCAGCCGCTAAAGAGCTTCGTCGGGTAGAGAACCTTTACACAGAGTCACAGAAGCGTGTAGCTGAGCTTGAGGCTGTTCCGGTTGTTATTGCATGGATTTATGAGGACGAATTACCTGATAACTACCCATATGATGCAATGTTTCCACATTCAAAAGTAGACGTTGTGCGAATGTTTCCAGTATTCGCTCCAACTGGCGGTATTGCTAATGGAGGTGAGTAGGATGTCCATGACTCACGATGCAATTTGCCTTCGCGCAGCTCGCTTTCTACAGTCAAATGGCTTTGGTGTGGCATTTCACGACCGCTTCCGCGCCTACTCTGGTACTGGGGAGTTGCCGGATGCTATCGGTTTCCGTAATGGCACTTCTTGTCTTATCGAAGTTAAGTGCTCTCGCAGCGACTTCCTGGCTGATAAGAAAAAACATTTCCGTATCGACCCTGCTGTCGGTATGGGTGACTGGCGATTCTTTATGTGTGAGCCGGGAATAGTCAGCGTGGAAGATTTGCCTAACGGGTGGGGTTTACTTCATGTCAAAGGCAACCGGGTTATGCGTATCCACGGCTGGCCTCCGAATACCGCCTGGTATAACAAGAAGCCATTTACAGGAAACAAACAGGCTGAGTGCGATTTCATGTACAGCGCACTTCGTCGGATGGTTGTTCGTGGGCATTTCAATGAAATTTACGACGGTATACCAGCATCCCAACAGCAGGAGGCTATATGAATAACCTGAGCAATAAGCGCCTGGCTGAACTTGCTAACAAAGGCATGATTTGCATCTGCCAGGATGAAGAATACCAGTCAATGGCTCGCGAGCTACTGGCGCGAAGAGAGGCTGCGGAGAAGCCGATCGCATGGACTGATGAGCAAGAGTTACGCGATGTTGAACGTGACGGCTGTGGCTATCTATTTACCGTCAATCCTATAACTCCACATGCAGACATGAGGCGGGTAATTCCACTTTTCACCGTCCCGCCACTGACTGATGGCGCTGATTATAAATCTTTGGTAATGGAGATTGCTGAAATAGCTCACGGCAGTAGGACTGATATAAACCTGCTACTAGTGACCATTAGAAGCCTGCAACAGCGTTGCGCTTCAATAAAACCACCAGCAACAGAAACCAAATAACCGGGTGCAGCCGGTGTGGAGAGCTTGCCATGATTCAACTATTAACACTTGAGGAGTGGGCTGCTGATAAATATCGCAGCAATCCACCAGCAATAAATACCCTTCGCCAGTATGCGAAGAGTAATCTATTTTCCCCGCCAGCCACGAAGCAAGGCAGATCGTGGCGAGTACGGGAAGATGCAGAAATTGTTGGTGATCTGGCCAAGCCAGAAACCAAAAAGTCAGACCCTCCCAAACTTTTAAGGATCTTGGCAGATGGCTGCTCGACCACGTAAAAATAACGTCAGTGTTCCTAATTTATATCCAATGTTCAGCCGGAAGGCTAATAAGGTTTACTGGCGCTACAAGCACCCAATAACCGGAAAATTCCACTCGTTGGGTGATAATGAAAAAGAAGCTATAGCAATTGCCATAGAGGCAAATACACGATTAGCAGAACAGAGAACGCGCCAGATCATTGCTATCAGCGATAAAATTGCCACCTGCAAAGGTAAAGCAATAACCACAACCACTTGGCTTGATCGCTATTGGGTTATTCAGGAAGAGCGATTAGCCAATGACGATATAAAACTGAATACGTTTAAACAGAAAGCAAAACCAGTAGCCCTTTTACGCGAACGTGTTGGCATGAAACCCATTCCGCTGGTTGATGTGAGAGATATAGCTCAGATCCTTGATAGTTATATTGCAGACGGACAACCCCGGATGGCTCAGGTTATTCGCTCGGTGTTAATTGATGTGTTTAAAGAAGCCCAGCATTACGGTGAGGTTCCTCCTGGATATAACCCCGCCCAGGCAACTAAACAACCACGGCGAAAAATCACACGCCAGCGGTTAAGCCTGGAAGAATGGCAGAGTATTTTTGATATTGCGGATTCAAATCATCAGTACATGGGCAATGCGATGTTATTAGCGATCGTAACAGGCCAAAGGCTTGGTGATATTTCCAATATGAAATTTAGCGATATATGGGATGATCACCTGCATATCATTCAGGAAAAGACGGGAAGTAAACTCGCTATTCCGCTTTCTCTCAGACTAAACGCAATTAATTGGAGTTTAAGAGAAGTTGTATCTCGCTGTCGCGATTATGCTGTCAGCCCTTTCCTTGTTCACTATTTCCGGGCAACATCACAAGCAGAGCGAGGTGCTCAGGTCAGCGGCAATACACTGACAACAAACTTCACCAAAGCCAGAAATAAAACAGAGATAAATTGGGGTGATGGAACGCCAGCTACATTTCATGAGCAACGATCTTTAGCGGAGAGACTTTATAAAGAACAAGGAATCGATACGCGAAAATTGCTTGGACATAAATCGCAAAAACAGACCGATAGATACAACGATGATCGGGGAAAAGATTGGAGTATAATAAAAACTACTTGACCTTGGTAGGATCAGATACTTCAGGAATATTCATTCTTTTACAAAAAAAGATAACCTCTGCGCCTTGATAACGTGATTGAGCACTATAGTTAATACCATACTCTACTTTTCTAAGCCCATAATACATCTGATTTATCTCAGGTGTATTATCATAGGAAACTATCCAGTATTGCTCATTATTAGTAATGATTTTTTTTGCAATATCAACATGATCATCATGTCTATAATGATTTTGGTATAACCCCTTACCTTTGACATAATATGGAGGATCAAGATATATCAATGTATTCTTCGGAAAAGTTGATACTGTAGAACTTAAGAATTCTTTCGCATCCTGATTGTATAGATGAATGTTTTTCTTACGCTCTGATATTTTATTGATTCGACTAATCAAATCACCTTTATTAAATCGAGCATCTAACTTCCACTTGCCTAATTGTTCCTTTCCTCCAATAACACCTCCAAGTAAAATACCAGAACGATTTGTTCGATTTAAAAAGAAGGTTGCAAACCCAATTTCAATAGAAGAATGTTGATCTTGATTATTTATAATTTCTTTATTTTTGTACCACTCATCCATATTAACAGATGTGTTTTCTATTAAATAACACAAATGTTCAGTATCATCTAAAACTGATTTCCAAAAGCAATAAATGGCATTATTTAAGTCATTCAAATGGATGTTTGATGCTTTATTAGACAACAAAAGGTTTATAGCTACCCCAGCCCCTCCAGCATAAGGTTCTACATACTCACATCCGTCTAACCCATTAATATCTATAAGTTTAACTAGATAATTGGTTAGTTTACCTTTACCGCCGGGATAGCGAAGAGGGGTGCTAAATCTCATCAT